TTTCGTCTTCTGTATCTAACACATAACCAAAAGGTATGGTGCTTGTTTTTCTTCGGATTTTACCAGAGTTTTGCATCGGGAAACATCTCTCTTTGTTTTATTGGTTCTTCTTCTGGAGTATCATACAATTCATCAATAGCTTCTATCTTATCTTGATTGTTTGCAATAGCTCCTATCCACTTATCCATCTCTGCTGTAACATCAGAGTGTTCTCCAATACCTACAGCAGAATGTAATAATACATCAAGGTTAGCTTTTGCTAAACCTATATTAGCCACGTACTGTGCCCTTAATGCTTGTAACCTCATAGTTTAGTCTTTCTTTTCACGTATAAAAAATCCAACAGCACCGGCTGCACCACAACAAATCATAACTACGCTTTGCCACAGGTCATTTGGTACCATTATACCTAACATAGCAAATACACCACTGAGTGCTGCATATGATGAAGGCTCTTTAAATCTATTCATTAGTTCAACCATTATTATCTTCTCCTTGTTTATCAGTCATACACGCACAGGGATTTTCCTCTGAACATGTACAGTTTTCACAATCACAATCTTCTCGGTTGCAATACTTTTTATCCTCGTCTGCCATTACTGGCCAGCCAAAGGATTATCTAAAGCTCTTTGTAACATTGTACGTAACCTTTCTTCTAACTCTTTAAGTTTTGTATCAAGTGCTTCGGCTCTACGGTTTGCATCAGATTCAATTGCAGTTCTTTTGCCGTCAAATCTGTCAGATGCATGGTCAATTAGATCTCGCATGTCTTTTTCTATATTTCTAAGTTCTACTCTTACTTCTTGTCCAAGTATTCTAGACCTTCTCTCTATACCAGATATTTGATCGTGAGCTTCATGTATACTTGATCTTAAATCTGTACGAATTGTTCTTGCATCATCTTGTGCTGCACCAACTAATTCTTTTACCGCAGACATCTCTGTTTCTATATTTGTTTTTAACGAGTCTAACTCAGTCTCTACTACCGTTTCTATGCCAGTTAATTTTTCTTCTAGCACATCAAGTTTTATAGTAAAGCCAGTAAGATCAGGAGCAACGTAGCCATCTATCTTTTTCTCCATTGCTACCCAACGTGCGTACCCTTCAAAACCAGCCCAAAGACTTCCTCCAAGTGTACCAAGTAGAGGTAGGATTAGCAGTAACTTACTGCCTTTAACTTTAATTCCTTTATATTCTACCTCACTACTCATACTGTTGTCCAATCATTTTTTCTATTTGTAGATTTGATCGTACACTAAGGTAACTTCCTAGGGGGTCAGGCATAATAGAATCTGTATATATATCTTCTGAAACATACCACGTTGGCTGTACAACTGTTGCTGCATTTTGGTATGTTGTTATGTTTGGACCAAGGGCATTAACAAGAGCAAGGGTTGTAATCTGTGATACAGGGTCGTAACTATTTGGTAACCCTGCTATAATTTGATTTGCTTTTTCTTGTTTCTTTTCCTGCTCTTTAGTTGGCTTTTCCTCCACTGTTTCTTTTGGTTTTTCCTCATTAACTTCCTTAGCTACAGGTTTTTCTTTTGGTTCTTCTTTTGCTACTTTTTCTTCCTTTGGTTTGTCCTGTTCTTTAGCAACTTTTTTAACTTTAACTGTATTGCTAGTAGCTGTCTCTTCTTCTGAGCTACTCTCCTCTTTAACTTCTTCTTTAACTTCCGGAGTTGTTTGCATTGGTTTATCAGCAACTTCTACAGTCTCCTTCACTTCTTCTTGCGCAACTTCTACCGGTTTAGGTTCAGGTGCCTCTATTTTTGGTTCTTCTACTGGTTCACTCATTGGTTCTACGTTGTTTATAACAACTTCTAACTCTTGTTCTGGCATCTTGACTGCTACAGTTTCTACTTCCATACCTATATTCTGTATTTCTTCTACCATAGTTTCAACCTCTACCATCACCTCCTGCATGGACATTTCCCCCATATCCACATCCTGAAACAAACCCTCAACGACACCAACACTTAAAGTTTCAGGCATACCCTGTACATCATCCATACTACCCATAGAAATTGTAGGCTTTAAATCAAAATGCATTACCGTATCCATGTTTTGCATTTCTGTTTCCATCTCTTGCTGTTCTTCTACAGTAGCACTTTCATATGTATCCATTAGTTCTAACTGTATAGACTCTTGCATTTGCATCGGCTGGACTATTTCAATCCAAGTATTTACAACTGTTGTTATGACATTGTAGTTTACTGTATAAGATACATTGTCAAACAAAGGGCCGGTAGCAAGGTTTGTGTTATCTACCCCGCCAACTCTTACGAATACTCTATCAAGACTGTTATCAAAATCATAGGAGCCTGTATACGTAGTGGCATTGTTGTTGTTCTGTAAGTTTATTTCTCCGGTGTCCCACTGTAGTACGTTATTGGAATACCCTTTAGTTTGGAAATATGCACTATCTTCTGTGTCATAAAAGTGCATAGATAGTTCCCAATCTAGTGCACCCCCTTGTGTTATGTGAAAGTTACTTATATCTACATACTGGTCAAAGGTAGTTAAAGTAGACCCCGTAATCTCAGCGCACTTACCAGATCCAATTTCTTGTGAGGGACAGGTGCTATGCATCTTTGCTGGCCCAATTCCTCCCCAGTCTGAATCCATGTCTCCTTCTTTGGTGTTGCCCACAAGACCCTGATCTGCGTGGAGGATGTCTCCGGTTGTTTGGTTTTCAATAATTGTAATCGTTTGAGTAACTGTATCAATGTGGCCTTCACCTAAGTGTTCTGTTTCTATTTCTTCAACGATTGTTTCGCCTTCTTCTAGTAGTTCTGCCCGTGCTACACTACAATAAAAAAAGCAACAATAACAAACTGCCACCAATGCTAAGACCAGTAGCTTCTTCTTCAGTGGGTAACCAGTCCACATCTGTAACATTTTCTTCAACCCATTTATCATAATCTGGTTTCATCTCCGGATTCTCTGCCCATGCTGTTGCAGCCTCTATTCCTATTTTTCCTCTAAATGGGCACGGGGTTCCTGCCATTTCCATCGCATTAAACACCCTTGCATCTTGGCAGAGCATAGCTACGGCTCCTACTTTCATTCCCATTCTATATAAGGCACGGCTAAGTTTTAGTCTTTCACAATTCATGTCTCTTACAGATGTACCACCTGCTACACCTAATATTTGAGTTTGTATCGCTGCACTCGCTGCATAACTACAAACATCTTGGTTATTGTTGCCAAACGATGGGGCGTTAGCTGTGCTAACCGTTCTGTCAACCGTGGTAGTTCCCGACACGGTACTACTGGTGGATGTCACCGTATTTGTTTGTGCCCAAGATTCTTCTTGCCAGAAACCTATACAGACCACTACTAAAATAGCTAGCCACCATTTGTGCATTTCTAATCCTCACCGCTGTCAACCACCGTTGGCATTGCTGACTTGCTTGGCATAAGTACAATTCCGTGCAGTGCCTTTATGTCGTGCTCTTGTTTTTCTATTTTGCCCAGCCCTACTCTGTCTAATAGAGTTTGTGCTGCCTTTAGTCTAAGTTCTTGTCTAGGGTTTAGTCCGTCATCATTCATGGACTCTACCACCCTTGATACGGCTGTCGCCGAATTAACGGCTAGTTCTCGCTTGGATATGTCTACAATTTCGTCTGCAAGGCTTTTAACCAACCATGTTCTAGAAGAAGGAGAGTAACCGGCTTCCTCACAGGCTAGGGCTATGTCGCCTTTGTTTACGAAGAGACAGTTGAGAAACTTTTGTTGCTTCTCGGTAACTTCCTTTTTTTTCTCTGCTAAGAGTGCTGAAGTCATCCGTATGTCTGTGCCTTTCTTATTCCGCCACCCATAGCGTACATTTTCTTGTGAACCTTGCCACCACCCATCATCTTTTTCTTAGCTTTGCCACCATAGGCTTTGTAGCCTATTTTGTTTCGTACAGGTGTAGGTAGTTTTCCTAGTCCTACATTATCAGAAGGTACATTTTTTAACTTATCCATATGTCTTTGCCTTTCGTATTCCGCCACCCATAGCGTACATTTTCATTGCCTTGCCACCATATGCTTTTCTTGATGCTGTAAATTTTTTTAGTGGGTTTGGTTTTGCTTTTAGTCCACTACCTCCAGTGTTTTTTGGAGTGGGAGTACCCATCATAGATTTAGGCAGATTTCCAGTTTTACCATCACGTTTATCTTCCCACTTTTTATAGTCTTTAGCTACTGTATATCCTACAGCTGTAAGAGCTGCTAAAAAAGCAGGAACTTTAATTTGAGTTGGTAAAGCTTTTGCAATAGTTAATACTCCTCCAGCTTTAGAAACAAAACGTTTTAGTTTACTTGGAGAAAAGTCATTAAGTTTTGTACTACCTTTAATGTTTTTTCCTGCAGAATCTTTTGAAATATTGTACATTTTTTCTGCAGCTGCATATCTTGGAGTTACTCTACCCCGAGATGTTAATCCAGTTTTATCTGCCACCTTCTAGATCTCCGCACACGCATAACAATTAATTTCTAGGCCTACGGCTACTTCTTTAACTACTGGTGTTTTCCACATGGTATGTATCCTTTTATATATTTATTTTGGTTGAGTTGTCTTGGGGGATACGGAGCATAGATGCCCCCTCCGGAGATAGTATATTAATTGTGCTACCCCCCAAGGACTTAAAATTATGTAACACAAACCGTGACCCCCTTGTGTATATATTTTGTTCTTGTGGGGGCGTGAGTGTACTTGTATTACATGTACCTACTATTATACACTGTATATACAAACTGTCAAGGAAAAAGTGCACTATTTATTATTATTTTATTTTTTACTTGACAAGTCTGAAATACGGTGTATACTGAGGGTACTCCCGTTAAGGTAAACCACCCCGTATGTTAACTACAGGTTAACTGTTGGTTCTACTTAAAGTATGCACAGGTTTTACTAGGGAATATCCTGTAGAGATAGCCCTCTGGTTGGACTGGTGGTTGGCCCCCAAAATTTTAGGTAGGGGGTACTGGTAGGGTGGCCTAAAAATATACAAAATTGGGAGTGATTGCATACGTTTATATATGACCCCCCGGGTGTCCCTAACGTAGGGTGGAAGCCAAAGTTTTTATTTATACATCAATGAGCAAAGCCAACAGTCGCACCAGAGCAATACAAAAGATAACCTAAAAGAAGCTACAAAAAGATAATCAAAATGTATTCCGTTGTGAAATATTAGGGGCTGACATTTTTCTAGTTGGCAAGACTGACGGCAAGCAGTGTAGACTATAAAAGCGTATCTTTTACCACCACCACCCAAAGAAAAACCCAGCGGTTTAAAACACTGGGTCTCTTGTGGTCTATGTTGTGGTTAGTTAGTATGTTTTTAAAAGGTTGCCAGAAGCTCCCGCCATCTTAAACAGTGGTTCTAGGTTCTCCGCTTGCTGTGGTTCAATCTGGATATCCACACGGAAAGGGTCGGCGTTTAGGTCAACCAATGGATACTCTCCGCTTGCAACCTTCTTCTTTACTTCCTTGTTAGGAACTCCCAGAAACATAGCAAGATATTTTGATGTTGTTACGGAGTAATTCCAGAACTTAACGTCTAGTTCTATCTTATCCGTTGCATTGATGCGCCTTGCGATTATGCTTTTGTAAGACTGAAAGTATGCATCGGAATTGTCGTTTGTTATTACGAATTGGTTCGGAACGTCATTACCGTGTGGGCTAATCATATTAGATACGTACATGTTTTTTTCTCCCGTTAATTAAAGTTAACTTAATATAATATTATTCTGTACAGATTAGCAAGTAAATATTATAGTTCCTCATTTTGTAAGCCCTTCACGTGGTAGAATCTTTTGACCTTCTCCCGTTCTCCAAAAGTATCTATTAAAGTAATTGTTTTATAAAAGTTAGATACAAATAGCTTGTAATTATGGTCGTCTAATCTGGCTATTGCCGTGTGCAAATCATCGGTAGCTTGCGCCAGACTATCAACCCTAGTTGATGCAATACCCATATCCAATAGCATCTCTTTAAAGTATAGATTATTACTCATTGGTTTCCCCTTTCGTCAGTTGTTAAAGTTAATATTAATAGTACAGTTGAACCAACAGCTAGCAATGACATTAGACAGACAAAGTGTACAACCGCAAAATAACCAACATTTGCATCAATAACGGGTTGCATGATAGTTAAACCAAACATGGAATAAACTACTAGAAATGTTGATAGTGCATACAGAAAGATAATCATTTTGCACTGCCCGTCAATATAACTTTTAATTGTTTAATTATGTTATTCTCTCCCGCTACTGTACCCAGATTAAATAATGCTTTCTCACTGCCCGCAAGATTATTAGCTAACTCACTAGCGACAAACCCGTTGACTCTTGCCTTAGCGACAGCTTGCACTAATAGAGCTACATTGTTCCTAGTCTTCTCATCAAGTGATTCTAAAAAGGCTATGCCATTATGCAATATAACGGGGTCTTCATGTACTTCTGTGTCTATTTGTGGGTTGGTTTTAATTTTATCAGTCATGTTATGTTCTCCTGTATTAGGTTAAAAAAAAAGTTAGCTACAGTATATAACTAACTTTTCCTTTCTGTCTACAATATTATAAATAAAATACTAAGTAATACTATTATCCATAAACACTTGTATATTGCATTTATCCACTCCATTGACTTCGCCTTGTGTATTAGATGTTACGTATTTATTCATGTGCTATACCGCCAATGATTCTAATGTTTGCCATGCTTGACTATCCAATGCGTGACGGACTAAGATTTCCCTATCCTTTTGGACATTAGCTTTCTGGCTACCTTTTCTACCCATGCTAATGGACTTTAATTCGCCTTTATCATTGACAGACTCATAGCTTTCATCAGTGTGCGTTGACCAATGTGTTAAAGCATTATATAACGCCCAGATTGTCTTGCCTAGACTAGCTTGCTCCTGTTCATATCTGTACAGCAAGTAATCTGATAATCTGGTATTAACTAGCTTAGTATCTATGACAGTTGGACTAACAATATCACCAAGAGTTTCTACAGTTTTACTATCTTTTCTACAGATAGAATGCGCCAGAAATAATGCCACTTGTTTATCGGTTAATTTAGCATTGCTCCACAGTTGGAACTTTTCGGTTTGATTGGTAAAAACATCAAGTGTACTAGATATTTTAGACAAGGCGGAATTGACGTTTAATCCAGAAGTGTGTTTTCTTCTCTCATGGTAGAATTTTTGACCACCGAATACAAGAGTATTTAAGCATAAGCTACGATATGCACCTGTAAATGTCTGGAATGACCAAGCACCATCTATAGAGTTAAAGATATCAGAACGTAGACAAACTTCATCACCATCTTTGACTTTCATAGTGTGGTCTAAAAAATGCA